AGCTTTCGTATTTAGGAGACAAATATGATAAATAAACTGTGGAAATGGTTTGTTGAAGCAATTAAAGAAACATTAAACCTTAGTTGGACTTTGGTTGGTTTGATTATTGCAACGCTGACATTGACAGGGTCTGCACAGCAGGTGACAGGCGTAGCTACTGTAATTACATTAGCTGTATGGTTATTAACAATAGGATTTAGGAAAGGAGAATAACATGGCAAATGGAGAATGTTGTGGTGGTGGATGCTGTGGCGGAAAGTAACTGCTACACTTATATAGATGAGAATGGAACACATATAAGCGTGTGCCACTGTAAGTATGGAGGTATAGGTGAAACTCACAGTTGTTAGAACACAATTCGGAACAGATGCAACCAATGGGTTGCTATTTATAGATGGTGTATTTGAGTGTTATACACTTGAAGACCAGTATCAAGCAGTAAAGGTTATGCATGAAACTTGCATACCTGAAGGAACATACGATATACAATTTAGAAAGACAGGTGGATTTCATGCAAAGTATTCTGAAAGATATAAGAACGCACACTATGGAATGTTACACATACAAGATGTACCTAACTTTACCTATATTCTTATACATACAGGAAATACTGATGAACATACATCAGGTTGTTTAATTGTTGGAGAAACTCAACAAGATTTAGAAATATCTAAAGATGGATTTATAGGCAGCAGTACAGTAGCTTACAAGAAAATGTACGCTAAAGTTGCAGCTCAATTACTTCAAGGTAAAAAAGTTACTATTGAATATACAACTATTAACAAGTTATTAGAAAAAGAAGTTGATAATAAAGCTAAAGAACATACAGTATTAGCTAATACTGTGTATGAAAAGCTTCAAGAAATTAATGGAAATGTATTGACTATCAAAGCCAAGCTCAATGGAAAGGTGATAATGTAATGTCAGATTTATTCGAAAAGAATAATAGAAGAAGAAACCAAGAGGGTAAGTTCAAGAAGGACTTATGGTGGACTCCTTGGAATGATGCATGGAGTTACAAAATGAGTGAAGACTTAAAAGACATGTTGGAAAGAACTGCATGGACCTTCATTGAAGCGTTCATTGGTGCATTAACAGTTGCCCCATTAGTTGGTGTAGAAGCTGAAACAATTCAGTTAGCTGCATTAGCAGGTGGTGGTGCTGCACTAGCAGTTGTGAAAACATACGCTAAAAAACAAATTAGCAAGTAGTTTAAATAGCAAAGCCGAGGGTGTTATCCTTTCTACCTCGGCTCTTGCTTATCTAATTAAAAGGGTGCTTCACCCGGTTTGATGTCATCTAATGATTTTGCTTTAGGTAATGTCATACCATTTTGAACTGCAGCAAAATCTTTCCAACCATCAGGTGTTGCTTTGTTATCCATCCACCAAGATTTAGCAAATACTTTACCATCTACTGTATCTCCACCTACACACTGACCCATCATTGAACATCTAAAGTCAGGACTTTTTGCAGATTTCTTTTCTGAATCAGGTATATATTTAACTTCACACTGCTTATCGCAAGGACATAAAAGTCCATCACTACTCATAGCAGGTTTACCATTAGCGTGTTTAGAAACCTTATCACCAAAACCAGCTTCCTTAAGCTGTTGAGCAGGAGAAACAGTAGTAGAAGTTCCTGACTCTTTACCTTTTACTACTGGTTTCTCCTGTGGTTTTGGCGTTGTGGATACCTTTGACATTTCTTGTACTGTAGGTCTTTTCTTATTAGAGCCTTGATATTTCCAATTACCTAATGCACGACCAATCGCAGATGTTTCACAGTTTTCCATCCACGCATCAGCATTAGCAAAGCCACCTTGACCTTTAGTTTCCTGAGCTATTCCTGTTGCCACAGGTAACACTACCTTTGCATCAGGGAATACCTCTGCTTTAATTGTTACACATGTACCATCATCAGTAATGTGTACAACGCTTGTATCTATACGACCGTTAGGATTTTCAGCCCAAAACTTCTTGAGCCTATCTTCCACCATTTCGTATTCATTTAAATTAAATTTAGCCACTACGCCTCCTTTGACTATTTTTATTCTTCTTCTAATTTAACATTGTCAATATGAGTAATGCCTACTTTAATAAGCACTTGTTCATACTTGCCATCTTGTTCTATTAAGAGTTTAGGTATTGTACCTACTCCTGCGAACTCAACAGCTTTGACATTAATTGTTTTTGCCATATACTATTCCTCTAAATTGACTAAGTATTCTGCAGTTACACCTTTGTCAGGTTTCACAAACAAACAAAACTGTGATGGTCTACCCATACTAGCTAATTGTTCTTGTGCATAACTGTTGTAACTTTCAGTCGAACCATTTACCCATACACGAACATCATTAATATATAGTGATGTTGGTGTGTGATAATGTCCTGCAACTGCGTGTGTAAAGTCTTCCATCAAACCATTTGCTGCAAGAGCTTTCCAACCTAGTATCTTCTTGTTATAACCGTAAAACGGAACGCCCATTGAACCACGGATATTATCTCCATGGAAACAAAAGAACTTAGCAGCTTCCCCTAAATTAGCTACTGTGTACCAATGATTATCAACGCCTTCAGGGATGATAAAGTTTATTCTCTTTTCACCCTTGAACATAGTCTGTAAGATTTTTCCTAACATTCTATCAGCATTCGTTTCCGGATTGTAATCTCTGCGTGACCTTCCCCCAAGAGCACCATGATTACCTATCACCCAGTATACATCTACTTCTTGAAAGTTTTCTAACAAAATTGACAAGAAGCTGTGCATCATTCTAGGTCCATCTACTGTTACTTGCCTATACAAAGAACTATCAATTAAATGTGACTGCCCTGGAAATATAAGCTCTCCTTCGACTATATCTCCTAGACATAATACGGCACACTTATTTATTTTATGTGTAGCCCTTTGTATCTCTGCAAGCTTTACAATCTTATGTGCATATCTTATTACTCTCTCCTCAGCTACAGAACTGTCGTAGTCCGGGGTTCTCTTCGCAAGTTGTATATCTGATAGCAACGGCACACAAATCTCCTCTTGTTTTGTGCGTTTTTTAGATGGTGTTGGTTTAGATATTTTGGGAAGTGTGAGAGTAGACATGCCGTCTTTAGCACCACGATAAACTGCCTCAATCATATCAGCTTTCTTGTCTTTCAGCTTGTCGATTTGTTTAAGCAATCTCTCGTTAGTGTTCTTTAATTCTTTAACTTTGTCGCTCTCAGCCTCAGCTAAAAGCTCTGCAAGGTCTTTCTCTTTAGGATTTTTCGGCATACTGTTTCTCCAAGTCTGCTAGCCACAAACGAACACGACTACGGGAAACAATAAAATTATATTCTCGTTCCAATATTTCACTAACTACTCTAGCGTTAGCTTTTGTGCCTTCTTGTGCAACCCTCTTTGATAATGTTTCAATAAAAGGAATAGCCTCTTTAGGTATTCTCTCATACCAATGGACATTACCACCATTGATTTTTCTAGTAGCCTCATCTATGAGAGAGGTTACTTCTTTGATATTGTCTGTATTACTCATGAGTTAAGTGTAATGTGGTTGTGATTTAAGTGCAAGTATTTAAAAAAAGATTATGCATATGCATATGCGTAGAAAAAAATAAAAAAAAGTAGAGGTGTGGAAACTATAAAAACACACCTCTACTTATACGGCAGATAAAGTACTGAGAGTTATACCTTATCTTTTTACTGATAGCTCTTTTGCTACCTGTTTAACCATTTCAATATCCTCAATCGGAATTATATTGTTCAACAATACAAAGCGTTCAATTTCTTTTAACTTGTCTTTAGCAAGAGTTTTAACTCTCCTGCTACCACTACTACCTACACCAATAACTTGTTGGTCTGATACCCAAATTCTTGGCTCTGGTTTTTCTGCTAGTAATTTCAACGCTTCAAAGTCAATAGAGTTGTTACCATAATGAGTAAGTTTGTCTATTGCATCTGTGTCCATGTTGCCGTTGTCTGCAATAATATGGACTTCACCATCATAATTGTCTATGTCATATCCATAACCGACATAACCAGCAATCCAACTAGCTGGGAGTAGATTAACAACTTCCTCAATATCCTCTGAGGAAAAGCCCATACTACCCGAACAGTCAATCATCATGCTACCACCTGCAACAGTCTTTCTACTTTGGAATACTTTTCTATCAGTAGTTAGTCTGTGCATGTTCTTAGGAACTACACCACTATCGTGGTTTCTTTTCCTAAGTTCTCTAATGGCTTTATGTATTTTCTTGTTAGGACTAAACCTATTCAACTTAGCAATACCATGAACACCACCTTCGTTAGAATTGTGGTCTACAAAATGTCTGAAGTTTCTTTCATGTTTTCTATCAGCATCTTGCATAATCTTGTCAGCAAGTTCATCACTAATCTGTGGAGGTAGAACTAAACCATCAGGATTTAATTCTACTTCTTTTTCAGTAGGTTTGTACTCCTCACTAGGTAGGACAGTAGTACGAACATATCTCATGTTCCTCTCTCCCCACCAACTAGCAGTACCCATTAAGAACTTGTAAGTTCTATTTAGTCTGTATCTAATTTGCTTAGATGATAGTTTGACTTGAAATGACCTTGTATGTCCTACCTCACTGTCATACCTGTACTTATAATCATATGTACTGTATCTTGAAACATATCTCATAGTTTCTTGTACAGTATCTTTAACTTTGCCGATTACATTGTGTATGTATCTAACATCATCATCAGCTACATCAACAGGTATATCATAAGAAAGCAAACTTCTTACAATGTTTTCTAGCTTAGACTTATCTATCAAGTCATACCTACCTAATGACAAGTTGTATAAAGCTAGGTCTTTCAACAGTTTGAAGTAGAACTTTTCAAGACTTTTGTGCTGATAGAGTTCTCTAACAGCTCTGTATATCTTGAGTTCTACATCTGTTGTATCGGGATAAACACCAATCTTGTTACCCCAACCACCAAACTGTTTCCATAGGTTGTAGAAGTAAAGTTCATTTCTACCAATTACTTTATCCTCTGCTTCTTCATCAGAACAGTCATAGTCCATAGCATACTTCTCTACTTTGTTTTTGAGTTTGTTATATCTTGTATAACCACCCATTTTCTCAAGAGTATTCTTAACTCTGATAAGTGCATACTTGTAACCATTTAGCATTTGTGCTATGTAAAGTATCTCTGGATTTTTCCTTAGAAACTTCATACCACGATACAATATCTTTGCAAAGATACCTGCTTGAACAACGAACTGCCTATCCATTTCATTACTTGTTGTAAGCCAAGTAGGGATATTGATATCGTTCTTGTCCTCGTATATGTGTGGAGTGTCTGTATAAACAACTTTGTGTTGCCTTACATCATTACCAAACAATGACATGTTCGGTAATGATACAGGTAGTCCACTTACTTTAGCTTTCCTAACTTTGAATAAACTATTCATCATCAGTTTCTTCTACATAACCATTTTCGGTTTGTATACCCAAAGCATTTAGAACAGCAAATTGTTCCTCATCATTTGGAAACAACAACCCAACTGCAACTTCGGTTTTCACTCCGTTGTCCATTAGTTTTTGTAGCTCAACCCACTTACGAACAGAGAAGTTTCTCTTGTCTGTATCTAGGTATATAGATGAAAGTCTGTTACCCAAAGAACTCAATGCCTCGGGATGTACAGTATCAATGTTTAGCTTTACAGGAAACCTATCAGCTAAAGCCTCAGGTAAGTCATCAGGAGTTCCGTTCATTGTAGCAACAACTTGGAAACTATCCATTGGTCTTACATACTCAGCTTCATCATTAGGTAGATTGAAACCTGCAAACTCTTTATCATCAAGCAACGCATGGAGAAATGTTTGCACATCTGCACCTGCATGGTCTATCTCATTGATAACAAGTCTTGCACCTTCTTTAAATGCTCTTACACCATTACCATCTTTCCAACGAAAACCACCATCACTAGTAGCAATATAATGCCCCATGAGTTCAGTAGCCGTACTGTCTGCTGTTAGTGTAATGTTGTAAGTACCTTGTCCTTTCCTCAAACCAAATCTGTTGGCTTGATATGTTTTACCTGTACCTGCAACTCCATACAGAAGTATTCTATCTGCACTTTGAATTACGGCACTTAGCTTATCCCAACAATTCATGTCGGCATAATCTTTTTCTTCCATTATTCTTCCTCTCTCTTTAGCATTTCTTCAAACTGAGAAATGACATCAGTTGTTAGTTTGTCTTTATCAATGTTATTCCAAACATCTTTCCTGTCTTTTCTAGCTAGAGTTTCATCTATCCACCTAACATCAGGTATGTTTGGTAGTATCTCTAGTGCCTCAATAGGAACATCAACAGCAACTTGTGAATACTCTGTTTCCAATAGAGTTCCATCTTTGCTTTTGATAATAACCTCAAAGAACATACGGACATGAGTATCTACTCTTTCCCCTGCTCTGTGATAATGAGGCATAGCCATTAGCAATACAACAGGAAACCTGTCATCTGCTACAACTTTCATATCGCTTTCAATAGTTTCATCAAGAAACTCTGGAAGGATTTGTCTGTTGTACTCTAGGTCAATAGCTAGTCCATTGAGATATTTGAGTATCTCTACTGTGATAGCACAGTTCTTTAGTCTTTCACTAAATTCAGCAATGTCTTTACTATCTCCTTCTATTCCACTAGGCATTATCTCTCCTCACTACTTTTGCATACAATCTAACAGTTCCACCTTTCTCGGTAGCGTTTTGTCTTATAGCAGTTTTCAACTCGCACTCAGGATATAGCTCATCAAATTGCTTCGTGTAATACACACATGAAGTTCTAATAGAGTTAGCTTTGTTAGTAGTTCTCTTACCACCACCTACATTATGTTCCTCATGTATGAGAAATACTTTTCCTATATTCGCCATTAGCAAACTAACTGTTGAATTAGTAAAGTATTTTTTCTGTCTTCCGTGTAATACACCACGCTTTGTATAAGCAGGAAACTCTGTTCCTACCATCTTTACTTCAAATTCATCACTCATCATCAACCTCCTTTAGATATGGTGATTTAGCAAACATTGTCGGCTTGTAAGTAAATTCTTTTGCTTTTCTCTTTGCTTCAGAACTTACACTAAAGATATAATCTTTCGTTCCAACTTTGTGTGCTGTTAATAACTTAGACATCAAGCTAATTGTTTCTATTGCTTCTTCTCTAGTAACTTCACTATCAAAGACATAATCAACAATTAATGTATTGACATCTTTTGTACTGCTTCCATCTATGAACTCATAAATGTCGCTCATTATTCCTCCTCAAGTAACTCGTGTTGCATACCTGCTATAGTAAACATCTCTCTAGCATCACCCCACGCTTTCTTGAAGTCTTCTATTTCTTCATCTGTCAATTCCTCTGGAACATTGAACATTGGATTAGACTGCATAGCTTTCAGCACATCCTCAGCACTTTCTTTTCTAGAAAGTTCCTCTGCAAAATTAACAAACTCCTTGTTAGATAACATTTGTACTTGTATCTTTTCTGTACAATCCTGAGGTAGTTCCCCATTAAGTACAATAGTCATAAGCATTTTGCTTACTTCCATTAGTTTGCTATCAAGGATTTCTATTCTTTGTTTGAGATACTCAGTATTACCCATGAGTTTCAACATCATTTCAATCATGCCGTCATCATCAGCTAGATACTCTTTCATCTCTAACATGTCCTTTGGTAAGGTCATTATTCCTCCTCTTGTTTAGTAGATACCATTTTCAAAAAGTTCTCTACATCAGCACTAAACTTCTCAGGTTGAATTGCACCTGCAATAACATTGTTTAGTATGTGTGGATTACCTATTGAAATAACATCTGGTTGAGTTCTGTATATGGCTTGTAAAAATGCTTTCACAAACTCATCATCATCACTCTCTATCATTTCACAAAAGCTATTGACTGTTCTTTCTAAGTCATCTTTTTCAATAGCTTTTCTAAATAGTTCTGCAATCGTGGATAGTCCTGCACTTACAGCTATCTGAATATGTGTTTCCCACATCTCAGCCATAGCTACTACAGGATTAGTAGCTTCAACATATACTTTAGTTGTATCTACCTTTCCATTTTCATCAGGCTCTACATCATGGAGTACGCTTACTCCATAAGGTATTATGCCCATAGTTGCACGGAACTTACTAAAATGGTCAAAGCCCATTTCCTCAATTACATTTATCTGTTCATCAAAGTCGTCTTGGTTATCGGTAGCACCCATGCCCATTACAACCTCCTTTTTGTGTTGAGTTTTCTTACACTTCCATACCCACAAGTCCAACACTTTACTATGTTGAGTACAGATGATTTTACATTGGCTAATTGTCCGACAACAGACATCTTGCCCTGCTTACAGTTATCACATATCATTACTCTCTCCTCTGATATAAACAGAAAACCACAAACTATCGCTAGTCTGTGGTTTATCTGCGTGTGTGAAATTACCTATGTGTTGTAGTTGTATGTTTCATAGAACACACATAGGATTTTGCTACAAGATAAGTAGCTTGATACCTACTGCTTTTGTCCATGTATATACAACCTGCTTCCTTATGTATATACAAACAATAGGCATCAAGCTACCTACTTTCAGTCGTTACTAAACAGGGCATAGAAAAGTAACTCCTACTTATAGATAGCTATTACTTACTGCATGAGGAGTTGTTGCATGTTATCGCGTACTATACAGAAAGGGATAACCCCACGCAGTAAGTAATAATTACTATTGAGGGTTTTAATCCACAACCAAAACCCTCTATACTAATCATCTATCCTTACGGCAACTTTCACATAATCTTTTACGACCAAAAGCTTTTGGTAAGACTATGAAACAGTTGGTACATAGCTTATTAGTTTGCTCAACAACTTGCTTATCATAGCTGTTGGGCGACCACTCAGCATCAATAACTCCGAAGGGATTGTTACTATCAGCAGGAACTATACCTTCTCTTGTCAATCTGCTAAGTCGTTTCATCTTTTGTTCTAGTTCTCTATCCTGTTCTCTACACTCGTAGCAACGAGGACTTAGTACATCAGTTCTTTTCTTACAAGATACACACTCATGAGTAGGATAGTTAGCACCATCTACTTCTCTGTTGTATTCTCCTGTACCTTTGACTAGTGGTAGTCCTGTATCTGCAAATACAAGATTACCATTAGTATCATCTACTCCTACAAAGGCTTTCTTTGTAGTAGGATACATAGGCTTTCTATAATTCTTAGGCATCACACACTCCTTTCATATAACATATGCAACATAAGAAATAATAAACACGAAAACAAATTCGCAAAGCCAAAGTTAGCTTGGCGAAAAAATTTCACAACTTGCTTATATATATCAAGATGACTTGACATCCCCTTTCGCATCACGCGTGGTAATGGGGAATGGCTCTAGTTCGCATATGCGAAAGAGAAAAAAAATTTTAGCTATGTTTCTTGTTTACTTTGCATTTGTAATGAGGGAGATAATATATACTAGGACAAAACCACACACACAAGGTTAGGCTATGGTATATATACATTTGATTTACTCGGGCATAAAAAAAACCTAAGTGCTACCTATAATTAAATAAGTAGCACCTAGATTATTAAGATAGTTTGTAGGTGTAGCTTATTGCTTAGACCAACTATCCATTGTAGCTTTTACTTCAGCTAGGTTACGCACTCCTGATATTTCTTTAGCTACTTGATTAGTACCTAGAATTGAAAGCAATTCTTTTGGTAGAGTACCATTCTTGTTTAGCTTGTATTTACCTTTCTTGAAGGTTTCTGGTGCGTTCTCGCATATATCTTTGAACTGTTGATATGCTTGATAGCTGATAAGAGTACCAACTTCTTTGAAGTCGAACTTATCTCTTCTAACACATATGTGATATGAGTTTTTATCATCTTTGTGTATAGAGTTTTTACCTGTAAGTTTGAAACCTACGAAATTAGTATTACCTAATCCCATGAGGTCGTATACCTTATCAGCTTTGATATAGTCATTTTTAGCCATTTTATTTATCCTTTCTATATAGCTTAAATTAACTGAAACTCATCACCTGACAAGTTCCATTGGATTTTTATAAGCATGCTTGTCAAGTGAGTTTATATCTTATTCTCCGAAGGATATAACTGTTATAAAGGAAATTTACTAGTATGCTATCCAAAAACAAAGAACTTGTCGCTACGCTGGATAATCGAAACAATGGAATGCTCGTGCTTTAGAAGAAGAGAATAGATGAATTGTATTGTATATATATTATGTATGGTATTCAAGAGAAGGTAGGCATTTATTTTACAAAACACTACATATGGATACAGCAAGTCAAATATCTACTACATATAGAGGCACACTAACTATAAACAAAACGTAAGTGCCTGTATGTATTCACTGTGTGAGTGTGCACGCAATTCTGGTCTTTTAATGCGGGGTGGGGGTGTGGTATATACGTAAGTAATCAAGAAATTACTGGTAATTCTGACTACAAAAAAAGTTAAGGGAAGTCGATTAATTTGGTATTGAAACTCTATTGCTAGAGTAAGTTACAGGCTGTTACAGGCATTACCAAAGTTAAGATAATCAACTTCCCTAATGTAGTATATTAGCATACTTGCTGGTAAAAAAGAAGTAAAATACCTCTTTTTTATTGTGCGTTCGATTAGGGGGGATTTCGAACATAGCGGACATATATGCTACGCATATAAAAAAAGTTGAATTTTTTACTTTCTAAGGTCCTTGGGTACTGACTTTGTGGTAATCCCAGTCCATCTTGTGAGTAAGATGCAGTCAGCTTTTTGCCGTCCGATAGCTCTTACCTGTAACCTTATAGTTGTAAAAAACTATTTGTGTAATTCACTATACTGCTATAATAATTTTAATCAAGTTACAGGAGATAAAATGTTTGATTTCGAAGAACAGCTAGCTATCGGTAAAAAGGGTGAACTACTAGTTAAGAACTATTATGAATCACAAAAGACTGATGAAGGCAAAATAAAATTTATAGTACGAGATGCACGTAAAGATGAACAGCTAAAAGGAGCAGACTTTTTTATTCTAAATAATCAATTGGGTACTAGATATGTCGAGGTAAAAACCGACACCAGGGCGGAAGAGACAGGGAATGTAGCACTAGAAATACAAGTAGTGTATGGGGATACAAAGACTATTGGATGTGCGTTAAAAACATTCCCTGACTTTCTTTTCTACTGGATATATCCAACTAACCAACTTCTTTACTGGACACCTGATGCGTTAATACCATATATCATTGACTGGATTATTGAAGATAAATACAGGATTGTAGATGCAGAAAATAAAAATTTTTTTTCACGCTCTTTGATAGTGCCTATTGAGGACTTACTTGCGACCGGGGTAGCACACTCGATAAGCGTAAGCTACCATCTTTTAGACTTAGTGGAGACAAGCTAGGTAAAGGAGGAAAACCTAGCCCATCTCCTCTATAATTATAGAATGAGAGAAATCACAAAGTGTAAGCTTTGTAAACAGAACCTGAAGTTATTCCGACTTAACAAAAAATGTGTTAATCTAGGATGTACAGAATATAACAAGCTAATTCGAAGGAGAGTTAATGTACGGAAAACCAATGAAAAAAGGCAAGAAGAAGAATAAACGTAGGGGCGGTAAGAAGCTCTAATGCCTAGTATAAAAAAAGGAGTGAATGTGTTCAGTAGTCCAGTAACTCTAAAGGAGTGGGCTATTGACCTTTCTGAAGCATGTGGTTCTGTTTTAATTAACAAGAAACCAAACATATCTAAGATAGATACGTTAGTAGAAAAATTTGTTATAGATTATAACGAGAATATGGAGAAGATGAATGCCACCGAAGAAGAAGAGTAGTTCAAGAAAAAAACCTGCTAGAAAGCCTATCAATGCAAAAACTAAAGCAACGCTACAAAAGAAGGCTAAGAATAGTAAGTATACGTATGGGCAACTTGCACAAGTATATAGGCGTGGACAAGGTGCGTATCTTTCTTCAGGAAGTAAGTCAGCTTCTATGGCAGCTTGGGCTATGGGTCGAGTTAACTCTTTTATTAGGGGTGGTCATTCTCAAGATAATGATATAAAGAAGAAGGGTAAATCTCGTGCCAAAAAAAAGAAGTAGGAGGAAAGTTAAATATGAAAAGGGCGTTCCAGCTAAATATCTTAAAAATAAAAAAAACAGTAAAGATGCTGTGGCACGCGAAATACGAAGTACAGCTAAAGCTTATAAAGAGGGAAGATACATAGATTTGAAAAAAGTACAGAAATCTAGAGCTACACGTAAAAAGAGGCGTAAATGAAAATTAAAGGTGTTGATGCAAGTAAGTTAACTAAAAGACAACAAACTGCTTTAAAAAAACATTCTAAGCATCATACTAAAAAGCATATACAATATATGGTAAACTCTATGAAACGTGGTTCTAGTTTTTCTAAATCACATGTAAACGCACAGAAGAAGGTAGGTAAATAATGCCAAAAGGTAACGGACAGTATTCTGAAGCTCAGAAAAAAATTGCTGCTGTAGCACCACCGTATGACAAAATTACAGGAGCTGATTTTAAAAAGCTACGTCAAAACGGTAATAGAAAACCAAAGATGAGCTAATGGCTAAAGTTAGTTGGATGTGGAAAGGTAAGAGATACTACGGTACTCTTATAAGAGAAACAAAGACTCATAAGTTTGCAAGAACTAAAAATGGTAAAATTAAAAAAATTAAAAAAAAATGAAAAGCGTAAAAGAATTTATGCAGGAAATCCTAATTGGGCAGGAGATGATTGATGTCACACGCTAATAGAAAAAAAGCTTTATTAAAGAAACATGGACTAAAGGGTGTTAATAAACCAAAGCGTACACCTAAGCATCCTAAGAAATCACATGTTGTATTAGCACAAGAAGGACACCAACTTAAATTAATTAGATTTGGACAACAAGGTGTATCAGGTGCAGGTAAGAATCCTAAGACTGCTGCACAGAAAGCTAGACGTAAATCTTTTAAAGCCAGGCATGCAAAAAATATTAAGAAGGGCAAAATGTCCGCAGCATACTGGGCTAACAAAACTAAATGGTAAATAATGTAATCTGCATAGCAGATGAATGTACAGCACAATTACCACCAGGCAAAACTAAATACTGTTCTCAAAAATGTTACAGAAGAGAATCTATGCGTATGTATAGAGCTAAGAAAGCTGGTAAAGAATATACACCACCAAAGAAATCTGTTAACGAACCTAAATCTGCAACTGTAAGAAGAGGTGCATTATATAACAAATTTAAAGACGAAGGTTATGCATTAGATTTAATAAACGAAAATATACAACAACAAGAAGTAGCTGATGCATTGTCTTGTTCTACTGCACATGTTTCTAGAATGTTAGCTGCTTATAGAGAAGATTTAGAAAAAGACATACAAGCAAAAGATTGGGAAGTATCTGATGATGCAAAGCAATCACTAGAAGACTTTGTAAATTTTAGAGATAGATACTTTCTTACAGAACAAGGAATTAAGTTTGATACTGCAGACTTTCATAACAAATGGATAAAGTCAATTAACAAAGCATTACTAGAAGGTGGACAGCAAATGATACTAAGCCCACCTAGACATGGCAAGACAGAACTACTTATACATTTTGTAGTTTGGCTTATATGTAGAAACCCAAACATAAGAATTATGTGGGTAGGTGGTAACGAAGATATTGCAAAGAACTCTGTGTCATCTGTAATAGATACATTAGAAAACAATGAAAAACTAAAAGAAGATTTCTGCGGACCAGGTGGACAGTTTAAACCAGCTAATAGAACTGGTAAGTCTTGGTCACAAAATGGATTTACAGTATCTACAAGAACTGTATCAGGTATTAAGTCACCAACAATGATTGGTATAGGTAGAGGTGGTAAGATACTTTCTCGTGACTGTGACATTATTATTGCTGATGACATTGAAGACCACAGTTCTACTATGCAACCCGCATCAAGAAACAATACAAAAAACTGGTGGACTACAACATTAGGTTCTCGTAAAGAGGAACATACTGCAATGGTAATTATTGGTTCAAGACAGCATCCTGATGATTTATATTCTGCATTATTAGAAAACGAAGCATGGGAAACAATAGTAGAAGAAGCACATGATTCTATGTGTACTAAATCAGAACTAGAAGAAGAAGAACATGTTGATTGTATGTTGTGGTCAGATAAAAGAACTTTTAAATGGTTAATGAATCGTAAAAGAGATTCTATGACTACAGGTGGTCTTAAGAACTTTGAGATGGTTTATCTTAACAAAGCATTTTCACAAGCTGCTAGATTGTTTAATCCTGAAATGATAGCTGAATGTTATGTACCAAGTATGAATATAGGTACAGTTCCTAATGGTTCATACTTAGTTGCAGGTCTTGACCCTGCTGCTACAGGTTATCAAGCAGGATTTCTTTGGGCAGTAGAAACAGTAAATCATGAAATAAAACTTACAATGGTTGATTTAGACAATCATCTTGGTGGTGGTCTAGATGAAGCATTTGAGTTAATTAGAAGATGGCACGAAATGTATAACTGTTATCACTGGGTAATAGAAGAAAATGGATTTCAAAAAGCTATTAGACAAGATAAAACAATAAAAGAATATTGTAATGTACAAGGAATTAAATTAGAAGGACACGAAACTCATAAAAACAAATGGGATGAAAGATTTGGTGTTACAAGTTTAGCTCCTATGTTTAATGAAGGTATGATTGAATTACCTTTTGCAGATGGAGAAGCACAAGACAAAACTACATTGTATACAAAACAACTTACATACTTTGCCTCAAAAGGTAAAGGTGGTAGAGGATACAAGAGTGACATAGTCATGGCTAGTTGGTTTCCAATGAAAGTGATTAGAACCTTGACAAAACTTACCTATGCTGATATAGGAATTGACTACACTCCTAGCTTTGATGGTTATAATAGTATACAATGGGATGATATACCTTGGAGATAAATGAAACCGCAAGAAATAATTGAGAGAGCATCATATCTCAAAAGAATGCATGATGATTCTTTAATAGATAGAGCAAGATACAGAGCAATTTTAAATGGTGGAGAAGATGGAATAAGACAATTACTTGGTCCTGGACTAGATAATAACGAAGCACATACAATACCAGCACCTAACTTAATGTTGTCTGCTTTAGATAGACTTGCACAGAAAATAGGTAAAACACCCTCTTTAGATGTACATATTACAAATGGTAGAGATTCTCAAAGAAACAAAGTTAAAAAAGATAAATTAGAAAGAATTATTACTGCATACGATAAGATGCAAGAACTAGAGTTACAGTTACCACAAGTAGCTAGATGGTTACCAGGTTATGGATTTGCAGTATGGGTTATTACTACAAAGCAAGATATGAATGGACAAATGTATCCATGTGCTGAATTAAGAAACCCTTATGACTGTTTTCCTGGATATTACGGAAATAAACAAAAACCACAAGAATTAGCAATTATACAAAAAGTTCCTATACAAAACTTAATAAAAATGTATCCGGAACTAAAAGCTTACTATGAACAAAAAGATTCAGAAGATACATCATACGATAGCTACAACCTTAGATATACAGATGATGGTAGTTGGGAAAACTCAGATGAGAATGGTGATGTAATTCTTGAATATATGAATATAGAAGGTACATACATTGTGCATGTTGCTTCTAAAAAGATAGTAGATTTTGTACCTAACCCACTTAAGTCAGGTCCTTCTTTTGTTATTGCTAAGAGATTTAGTTTTGATAGATTACAAGGACAGTTTGACCAAGTTGTAGGACTTATGGCATCTATGGCAAAGATAAACATTTTATCTGTTATAGCTATGGAAGATGCTGTATTTACAGAAACAAACATAATTGGTGAAATAGAATCAGGACAATACAGAAAAGGTAGAAATTCAATAAACTATCTAACACCTGGTTCACAAATAGTAAAACCAACTACTAACTTGCCATATCAATTATTTGAGCAAGTAGGTAGATTAGAAAGACAATTAAGAGTTGTCGCTGGATATCCAGTTCAAGACGATGCTATATCACCAAATTCATTTGTAACTGGTAGAGGTCTAGAAGAGCTGGAGTCCGGTGTAGGTCAAATGGTTAACGAGTATCACACAATACTTGAATACGCATTACAGGAGGTGGATTCAAAGAGATTAGAGTTAGATGAAGTACTTTTTGGTAAAACAAGAAAACCAATATCAGGTACTTACAAAGGAGCTTCTTTCTCAGAATCATATACTCCTTCTACTGATATAGACATGAACTATGTCACAAGAAGAAAGTATGGAGCTATGGCTTCCTTTGATGCACCAAATAAGATAATCACAGGGCTGCAATTATTAAATGCAGGTATTATCGATAGAGAAACATTACAACAAGAGATGGATGGTTTAGAAAATCTTACACAGATAAATGAAAGAATTACTAAACAAAAGACAGAAGATATTTTATATCAGATGTTGTTACAACAATCTCAACAAGGTGACAAAGCTGCAATGATGGCTGTTGTTGAAATATATAATAATCCAAAAAATATTGGAAATGTATTAGAAAAGTTCTTTAGTGCATCAGGAGAAGAACCTAGTCCTGAAGAACAAGCCTTAATGCAACAACAAGCTATGCAACAACAAGCAGGTCCACCTAATTTAGCAGCATTACTAGGAGGTCAAGTTGGCTAATCCACATGATACTAATTTTGAATTTGCAAAAATTATTGCTAATAACTACTCAGTAGAAGAACAACCTATGTGGGATGCTGCAACTGAAGATTTAAATAATCAAGATATTGTTTTTGACGAAGAAAACATTATTGATGTAATTACATTAGCTTACATTCCTAACGTAGGAAGGCTAGATGTAGTTATTGTAAGAGACAAAAATATGGATGGAGGATTCTTTGGCTCGCTTTAAACCAACTAAAAACATAGGTAATTTTCAATCAGAAAGTTACGGAGATGGTGTTGAACTAGATAACTTACAACGTAGTGCAGATATGTATGTACAAGATACAGTAGATGCAGAACTTACAGATGCAGGAGTAGATGCACAACAAGTAAATACTGCAAGAAATGTTGTACAGAATGTATTTAGAGGAACAGATAGATTAGGAGAATCATTAGCTGCTAATCAGTTACAGGACCAATATGGCATGGGAGTTATGGAAGCTAATATGATACTTAGAGCAATGTATAGAGTATTGCCAAGTAAAGATATATTAGCCTTAATGGACGAAGATATAATACCAGGGGGATAAATGGCATATAGATGGACATTTGATGCTCCTTGGGAAGATAATGACAATCAAGATTGGAAAGAAGAGTATCTAGCACAAGCTGCTCAGATGGAAGAGTTCTTCAGACAAAATCAAAACATTCCACAGAATATGGAAAACATTTCTAAAACTTTTGGTTTCCTACCTAAAGACGTACAAGTAGCAGGTGCAATGATGGGATTGACTGCTGAAAGTCCTGAATTTACAGCACTAGTAGATAAGTTTATGGAGAAAGAAACTTCTTGGTGGGATAGAACGAAAGCTATAACTAGAGGTGCAGTAAGAACTGCAGTAGTTGGTATGGAGTCTGCATCACAGTTTGTAAAGAAGTTTGGTACTGGTGCTATGAAATACTATGCAAAAAGAGAACTTAACCCTATGTTAGCTTTTACAGGTATTGGAACACTTATGCCTTTGATTGACCCTGCAGGTGTAGCAGAGATAAGGCAGTCTATAAAAGACCAAGGACCTACACTAGCAACTAGAGCTATAGAAGAACTTAGAGCTGGACGTAAAGTAAACCTAGGTGAAGGATATTTTGGTAACTCTACTGTTGCAGAAGATACAGAAATATATAAAGAACTTGTAGGTAGAGGTGCTAATCCTGATGAAGTAAAAGGTGTAATACAAGATTATTATGGCAAGCCTATATCACAATTAGAGTTTGAAAGTAGAGAAGGACAGTCAGGAACTTATAGAGGTAGAAAAGGTACTGTTAAGTTATCTCCTGGTCGTGTTACAGCAGTAGAAGTATTTGAACCAGGAACAAGAGGTTTCAATATTATGTCAGGTATTATTGATGCAGCTTACACAATATTTACAGACCCAACAACATACGTAGGTGCAGGATTTGCAAAAGCCGGAAGAGTATCTAGAACTTTTAATAAAACATATGAACTGCAAAATGCAGGACTTATAGATAAAGCTGTAAGAAAAGTTGTACATACTCCTACTGCAGAAGCTTGGTTTAATACCAAAGTAGGTGATGATATTGCACAAATGTTTGCTGATGCTAAATCATATGATGAAATAGAAATACTTATGAAAGGTCAAGGTAAATCTGATGCTTTACTTTATAGAGAACTTAGAGATGCAACAGATAAACAAGTCGTAAAAGATAAACTTATAGAAGCTATAAAAGACCCATTAGCAGGTATTAACGATAGATTTGATGCAAACAGTTTATTGTTCAAAGGTTCTTTATCAAGATTAGGTGCAGGTCTTAGATATGGAGATGCACAAAAAGCAGTAGGTATGAAAACTGCTATGAAACTAAAAGGTCAGACAGGTATCTTTAACAGATTGTTTGATGAGTTTCCAGCACCTAACTTAAATACAGATGATTTAAATCAAACATTCTTTGAACTAAAAGACTGGATGAAGTTTTCTAAAGTAGATGATGATGTTGCAAACAAAGCATTAGATAGAATTGCAGATGCAATTACTGATGATAACTTAAAAACATTAGAAGGTTTACCTGCATCATTACAAAAATTAAATATGGTACTTGATATATATTCAGGTGAAGGTGGTGTACTTAGACACATTATGGATAAATACAATGCATTAGGTATACCTGATGAAGTTGTAAATCAAGTAGGTAAGTTTGTTGCATCAGTTGATGAAGCACGTAAATACTTTTATACAAAGTATGGAGAAGAAGCTTGGTCAGGACAAAAGATAGATATTGAAGATGCATTAGGTAATGACCTAAACAAAATAGAGTTTGATATGAAAGAGTCTATAGGTGCATTAAACAGAATAGTTAATGAAGTAAATATAAATATTAAAGGTGTAAAAAATAATCAACAACTACAACAGTTGTTTGTAGATACAGTTGAAGGTGTTGGACGAGTACCTGCAGATGTAGCAGATGCTGATGTCATACCTACAAAAATTATATCAGGTGGTAATGTCGGTGTTGATTTAGAAGCTTTACGTGTAGCTAAAGAACTTAACATAGAAACAGGTGGTAAAGGTACTCCTGGTCTTACAGTTTCATCACAAGGTGCAAAGACAGGTAGATATGATGATTTAGCTCCTGAACTCACAGAACTAGGTGTAGAAGATGCAAGACAGTTTGAAATAGATGAACTTAAAGGAACTATACAATCTTTAGAAAATACACAGTTAGCAAGACAAGGTACTAGAAAAGTTGCTAGGCAAGTATTACCACAACTTGATGACCAATTAGTTAGAAATGAAAGAACTCGTCAAGGTTTATCAAAAGGTTTAAAAAACTCTCAGTTATCTCCTGCTGCTTCTGAAGAAGATATATTAGCAGCAATTAAAAAAGGTTTAGTAGCTAGAGATTTACTTGAAGAATTAAATGTAAAACTTGCAGGTAAATTAACTAGAGGAGTTACACAAGCAGGTAAAAGAATAAAAGAAACATCTGTACAAGTTCCTAGTAAAGATAGAGATATACTTAGAGACATAGCACAGTATGAAGCTGAATCTAGAATACTTAGATTTGTAAGAGGATTACAAGAAACAAAGGTAGACCCTAACGACCCACTTAAAGTAATACAGCAATTAGATTATGAAGATTTTGATTTGATAGGTTATCAAAAAGAATTAAAAGCTATGGCTAAAGAATCTAATCAGATATCCGCAAAGATTAGCAAAATAAAAGCAGACATAGAAACTAGGAAAAAAGATTTAAATGATGATTCATTAGTTAGAAAAGTTAGGAAACTACAAAAAGAAGTTGATGAATTAGAAAGACCTGACTTTGGGGATGTTATGCCTCAAGGTAAATACTTTGCTAGAAGAAGTATTAGAAATGTAGATGAATCAAATGCAACAGTTATTATATATAACTCAGCTACTAATCCAGCAGGTAAAGGAACTAGAGGAACTTATAACTATGCAACTAGAGGTAATTGGAATACAAAAGCAAAAATAAAACCAGGTATATTTAAGAAAGGTAATAAGCCTGTAATTGTAATAGATACAGCAGAAGAAGTATCTCAACAATTTATACAAGATGCACAAAAGTTACTTAGAAAATATAAAACAGTAAACGTTGCTGGTCCTAGAACATATACAGATACAGATGGACTAAAAGTATTACTTAGGTCATTGTTCATAAAATCTAAACCAGGATATATCGATAAAGATGGATTTAAAGTATTAACAGACGAAAAGATATCTCCAAACCAAATCTTACAATTCTTTGAAGACAAAGGTGTAGATGCAGAAACTATGGATGATGTAATAAATGTTTTGATGAAGGAAGCAAACTTTAATGAAGTAGCTAGTGTTACAGGCAGACCTACAGCACATCTCATATCAGAGTATCTTGCTAGTGGTAACATACCACTTCCTGATGCAAGATTATTCTTAAGAGTATTTAGTCCTGCTAGAGAGTTTTGGATGAGACTAGCAGGTAGAGGACAACTTATACAAGCTAAATCTACTGTCAAACTAGAAAACAAATATGAAGTACAAGTTAATGAGTTTGAAAAGATGTTATCTAAACCTGTAAAAACTTTGTATGAATTACAAATGAAAGATGACAGAACTGCTATGGAAACAGCAAGACTTATGACAAAGTCTGCTAGAAGAAGTTTTAGATTAAGTAAAGATGAACAATCTGTAAAAGAACTAGCACAAGGTTGGGCTGGTATGTTAGGTGACTACTACATGAACAAAGCTTGGAAACCATTCATACTTCTTAGAGGTGCATGGACTACACGTGTTGTTGGTGAAGAACAGATACGTATGTGGGCTGCAGATTTAGATAATGTATTTACACATCCTATTTCTGCATTTGCTTGGATTATGGGTAAGCCAAGAAAGAAAGTATTAGACAGAATTGGTAAAGGTGAATTAGATGTTGATGAAGTTATAAAGAGAGCTAAGGGTGCTATTGATATTAGAGACAAACAATTACTTGCAGATTCATTAGAACATCAAGCTGCTATGTCAAAGTCTCACGGTGGTATTTTAGATTCAGATAAACTTAAAAGAACATTCTCATTTAAAAGAGTTAAAAAAGGTGAAGATAGATATTATGCTTCAGCTACCTCAGAAATTATGCAACTAGCTGATGACCCTATAGCAGCAGAACTAGCAATGATAAAAGGTGGATTAAATGACAAAGCATTTAGAGCTGGTCTAGATGATATAAAACAAAGATTTTGGGATGGTGATTTATCAGATTGGAGAACAGCACTTTCTTATGGTTCTGATGATGTAGGTAAATATCAGAAGTTTAAAATGCAAGACAGTAGAGAACTAGCAGATGCATACATTGATTCTGTACTAGCTAGAGTTCACTACAAAGCTGGTGGTTCTTATAAAGCAACAGAGGTATTACCTGATGGAACAAGAATATTATTTGATGATGTTGCAGGAGAATATAGAACTAGAAGAAGTCCTAACTCAAGAATTGAGTTTGAATTAGATAAACTAGGTGATAGTGAAATACTAGACCATATAGCTAAAGGTAAATTACTACAACAAGTAAAAGCAGGACAATCTAAAAAACCTGTTTATTTAAATCTAAATGGTGAACAAGTTACATTTGGTAGAGATATGACTGTTGGAGACCATAATAAATATGCTGCTTGGTTAAATAAAAAAGACCCATACGAACAATATCATGTGATGAAAAAGTCAGCTTTTGATTTAGATGGTGAAAGAATAAATTCTTATGATGCTGCTATTGAAAGATTATTTACAATAGTTATGTCAGCTCCTACAAACAGACTATCTAGGTCTCCTGCATTTAGACAATTCTACTGGAGATTTATAGAAGAGAATGCTGCATACTTTGATGATGGACTTAGAAAGAAACTATTACAACAAGGTAAGAAAGCAAACCTTGGTAGAAGTTATGCAAACAAAATAGCTAAGACAGGTAAAGTCTCAGCAGATGAAGGTAGATTACTTACATTAGATAACATAGATGAACTTGATGATGCTGCTAAAGCATACGCACTTACAGAAACAAAAGGGTTACTTTATGACCTAAACAAACGACATGTTGTATCAGATATGTTAAGACTTGCGTTTCCTTTCGCAGAAGTTTATCTAGAGATTATTGGTACTTGGTCAAGATTACTAAATAAGAAAAAACTATTATCTACACGTAAGATATCTCGTGCTGTAGAAGGTGCTAGAAAAACAAGATTAGAAGATGAAGATGAAGGCTTTTTCCATGTAGATGATATGACAGGAGAAGAAATGTTTTTCTTTCCAGGAAGTGAAGCATTATCTAATTGGATGTTCCAAGGCAACAGAGATGGTAGACAATATAGAAACCCTGTAACAGGAGAAGTTATGGATGATGCACCTGATGCAAAGCTAAGATTAAAAGGTTATGTATCATCATTGAACATGATTGCAGGTAACCCTGCTCCTGGACTAGGACCTCTTGCAGCTTTCCCTGCATCTAAAGTATTACCTAGTACAGATATGATTGACAAAGTATTCTTTCCATACGGCAGAGAAACAGGTAATCCATTAAATCCTTTAGAGTACGTACAGGCTTTGATACCTTCTTGGGCAAAGAAGTGGTTGTCTATAGGAAGTAGTGACCCTGAACTAAACAGAACATATCTAAACACATACAAAGATGTAATTAAGATGTTTGTTACTACAGGTCTATATGATGACAGTACACCACAAAAACAAGCAGAGATGTTAGAAAAAGCTAAAACAACTGCAACTGTTCTTACAGGTATAAGAACTGCAGTACAGTTTGCTGCTCCAACAGGTGCTGTACTTAGATATGAAGTAGAAGTAGCACCAGGTGGTGCATTACATATTGACCCTGCTAAATATAAAGACTCAGACCCTAAACATCATTTGTTTGGAATATCTTTAGTAGCTGATGCATATTACAGAATATTAGCTAAATATAAAGGTGACCAAGTATTAGCTACACAAGAGTTTGTTAATCAGTTTGGATTAGACCCTACTGCAATACTTACATCAAAGTCTAGAGAAAAACAAAAACGTTCTTATACAGATGAAGGTGTTAAGTTTGCAGAAGCAAATGAAGATATTATGAATAGATACAAAGATGTTGCATATTATCTATACCCTGATAATCCATTAGATGAATTTAACTTCCAAGCATGGTCAGATGCATTCGCTAATAGAGATAGAGTAGATTTGACAGAAGAAGAATACATTACTGCTATTAGACAAGGTCAAGGTAGATTAGCTTATGAGTATCAAAGAAGATTACTATTTGAAAGCGGATACTACACTAACATGTCAGCAGAAGCAAAATATGATGCCTTAACGCAGATTAGGAACGGTTTAAGAGAGATATATCCTGGTTATGGGCAAACTTCCACCGTAGCTTCATCTATTGATGCACAGGCTAAAACAGAACAATTAACTAAATTATTACAATTTGAAGGCGAAAGTTTGGTAGAATTGCCTAATGGAGATAAGGTAAAAGTAAAAGACTTACCTTCCATGCAGGGTTTAGCTTTGTATTTAGATAGAAGAAATCAAATGCTTTTACAAATACAAGCAATAGATGGTCCTAATGCAAGTCTATCTAAAGCAGATTACTTGCCTATTAGAGAGTCATTAAGAGCTTATGCACAACAGTTGTTTAGTGACTACCCTGACTTTTATTATGTGTATGATGGAGTATTGAGATACGAAATAGAGGAAGATTTTACGGAGATTCAGATAGATAGATAAGATGGACGAAAATAAAAAAAGTATTTGGTACAAGATAGGTAAAGCTCTAAAAGGTTCTAATATACCTTCAGACCAAGAAGTATTAATAGCAGACCCTACAGCACAACTTGGATACAACATAGGAACTATCCTTGTAGATTTTTTAAGTAAATTAAATAGTGGTGAACTAAATGAATTATTTGATGGCACTCCTGTAGTTTCAGACCCTTCTGCACAATTAGGTTATTTACTTGGTGAAGGTTTAGCTCAAGGCGTTACCATAATGAAAGCTGCATATAACGAAGTAGAAGAAACTCCTGATACTATAGATGCAGCGAATGAAGCTAGAGCTGCTGAAGTATCTAAGGCAGATGCTGTTACTAAAGGTTTTAGATATCAAAGAAGAGAAGATTTACAAAGACAAAGAGAAGGTACAAGAGAAAAAACTCCACAAGAATTACAAGATGAAGCTTATGCACAATATAAAAAAGATGGTAATTTAGATTCTTACTTAGACAGAATAGCTGAGATAGATGCTGATATAGACTTAGGTGCATTATCAATATATCAAAGAGGACAACTTGCAGATGGTTTAACTTACTATGGATTAGGTGATGACCCATTCTTAGAAAGTTATAGAGCAAGTGCAGGAGATTCTGATATAAGACCATTGTTTAATTATGGAATAGCAGATACATTTTTAGAAAACATAGCACCTGAAAGAGTTATTGATTATCAGATAGCATTAGTCAATTCAGGATTTTTAGCTCCAGGTAGTTACAATCCTGGTCAATATGATGAAGAAACTATAAAAGCAGTAGAAGCTGCATTTACTTATATGAATCCAAAGTCAGAGTTTGGAATAAGTCAACAAGATTTATTTGACATAGCTTCTGCTACACAGGGAAACAATAATGCTTTTCTTGGATTTGTAAGAGATTTCTTTTTAGATGGACTAGATGACATAGAATTTACAGATACAATAGCTGCATACTCTAGAGCATCTATAATACCTTTACCTTCTTCAGAATTTTTATTACAACAAATATCAACACAAGGTAAAAACTATTTAGGAGTTCCTTTAAATCAATTTGACTTGCAAGCTGCAGAAGCTTTTGCTAGAGGAGAAATATCTAGACTTACTAAAATACAGAATGAAGCACAACTTCAATATGAGAATCAATTAAGACAGGCAGAAGCAGATATGCTTAGAAGAGAAAAACTAGGATTGCCTTCAAAAGATTATTACATAGAAGCTCCTCCTTCAGCAGAACAAATAACACAAGCATTAGGTTATGGAGTTGATAACTACATGCAAGAAAACTTTTCAGAACTAGCAGACTCAGAACAAAAAGATGCTGCTTATAGACAAGGACTTGGAAGAATAATTAATGCATTTAGTGCAGGAAGGTAAGTATGGCAAAGGTTGATGTAAATACATTAGTAGAATATCTAAGAGGTTTCGGAGTAGCAGATGCTTTGATACCAGCTTTAATTATGACTGCTTCGTTCGAGTCAGGAATACAAACAGGAGTAGAAGGAACTAATCCAAATCAAACAAAAGACTTTGGTGTATTTCAAGTCAATGTAGAAGAGTTTTATGATGGTGATGAACCTGATAAAACAATTACTACTTTCTTTGATAAAAAAGGTAGAGAGTTTACAAAAGATGAACTTAAAAAACAACTAAGAGATAATGAAAAGTTTTCTGCTGAGTTTGCTGCACATTATATAAATAGATTAGAAAACAATCCTGAAAGTTTTAATACTGGTGGAGACCCATTAGTTAAATGGACAGAGTATAGAGAAAGAGTAAAACCTTTCTTATCAGGAGAAAAGATAGAAGGTAGAACTGCTCCTGATATACAAGATGCCATTAATTCATACTTTGATGCATATTTGTTAGTACATAATTTACAAGAAACAGAAAAGTTAAAGAAAAATTTAAAAGATTTAAATGACCCTAAAACCGGTAACTACCAAGTATTTAACAGAGTATTTATACCAAACTTAAAAGCTGGTAACATAAAAGAACTAGACCCTTTAGCGAAAGATAAGTAATGGAAGAAGACGCACAAAATCCTGATTTACCAGTATCAACTGGAGGAGTCGGATTTGATGAGCAAACTCAAGCAGCTATTAATAATCAATCGCAGTCATCAGCAGTATCAGGTTCAGGATACAAAGGACACTATTTAAAACCAACACCTGAACAAGTATATTTTGATGGTAAGCATTATTACTGGCTATGGGATGTATCTAATATTCTAGGACAAGAACCAGGCTCATCATGGATAGCATATAACGGTGGTTCAATATATAACCCAAATGGTTTTTCAAACACAGTAGATGACCAACCAAGAGTTGGTCCTAGTGCTACAACTACAGCTCCAGGAACATTGATAGGAGATGAGTTACTTAAACTAAAAGATATATCTACAGCATTTAATTCATTAGGTGATTGGAATCCAGGAGAAGGATTTGCTGCAAGAATAGAAATATATCAAGATGTAGCTCCTTGGTTTTTTAATGGAGTAGAACAAGAAGATGGAACAATGGACTATCCAGGTATGTCATTACTTATGGATATGGTTGTTAATGGTGCTCAGATAGCAGAGGATGACCCAAGACTATTAGCAATACAAGCACCTTATAACTTCGAAACAATTCAATATTTAAATTCAATGGGTAAGACAGGTTACTCTATTACAGGTAAACCAAATGCAAAACTAACAAACCTTAGAGCTACTAGGGAAAGTCAGTTAGAGCAAACATTTATATCCTTAGGTATTAATCCTAAAGAGTGGAAGATGGAAAATCCTGAGGACTGGTCAGCATTAACAGAAGTACATACTATGGGTGTAGTAGGACAAGCAGAGTCTAAGAACTTCGTTGGTTTCGTTGTAGGAATTGAGGGATATGATATAGATTCTTCTAGTCCTTACTATGAAAGATTTACTTCTGCTGCTGACAGATTAGGTAATGATAATTTAGGTTTTGATATATCAGACTTTATTAATTCAAATAAAGCTGAAAGACGAGGTATACAATATCTAGGTGCATTTGGTTATAATAATTTATCAGCAGAGCAGAAAGCTTCAGTAGCAAGAATATATTCACAAGAAGGTGAAGATGCTGGAGACTCTTATCTACAAAACATATTTGATAATCATCCTATTTATGGTGATAAGTATGGAGGTAAAGGATTAAACTTTGCTAGTATAATACAACCATATGTTAGTTTATATACTTCTGTATTTGGAGAAGCACCTGATATGATGGATTTAGATTTTGCAGAAGCACCTACAATGACTTATCAAGAAGCAGGTAAAGCATTTAGGACTAAAGCTTATAATGAGAACAATACGTTTTATGCACAAAACGTTGCAGCTAGTTTAAATAAAGCTTTAGGTGGACCAGTAATTAGAGGATTGTAATGGCACAAGTAATAGTTTATACAGCAGATGGTAAATTCAGTACAACAGCTAATGATGAAAAAAGACCAGGTGAAACAAGGTCTGAGTTAGAAAGATTATTAGCAGGAGATATTGCTGGAAGAGAAGGTTACAAAGGTGGTTCTTTAACTAAACCTGATGTTTCAGCACCTGATGCCCAAGAGCAACAAAATCTTAACACAGTTACAGATAACAATGCTGTAGTACAAACACTAGAACAAACTAGAGTTCTTTTACCATACTTAACAAAGCTTGACCCTAAAAGAGGAGAAGCTTTAATTAGAGCATATACAGAAGGATTTAATGAAACAGGTAAAGCAGAGTTTGCATTAGCTTCTATGAGAGCAGCTCCTGAATATGATGAAATGTTTACAGGAATAAAAAGAGCTGATGGTTCTTTAAGACTTACAGAAGCACAATACTTACAAAACAAAGAAGCTGTCATTATACATTTGAATGAAGCTGGATTAGGTGGATATGCTAAAACAAAAATAGATGCATTGTTTCCTACATTGTTAGAAGGTAATGTTTCTCCTAATGAATTTAAAACTAGATTAGATACAGTTAGAAAAGGTATTACTAACTTAGATGCAGAGCTAAAACAAAATGTTATGTCACAGTATCAACAATACTTTGAATCCGAATTAGGTGAATCACTTCCTGTGACAGAAGAAGTATTGCTAGCCATAGCTATAGACCCTGAAGCTACAAGCGATATTATTGGTGAAAGACTTAAAGTAGCAAACATAGGTGCAAGATTTCAAATATCTACAGGAGAAGAACTTACAGCAGACCAAGCAACTATGTTTATTTCTGCAGGTTTAGCTCCTACAAAAGCTACACCATTGTTTGAAACTGCTGCAGCTAGAGCATTGACTGCATCAAGACTTGCAAGAAGATTTAATCGTGACCAACAATATACAGCAGTACAATTAGCTCAAGCAGAAGTAACAAAAGATTTTGAAACACAACAAGAATTATCTAGATTATCTGCACAAGCAGCATCTGAATCTGCTGTAGCAATGGGTGCAGCAAAAACTAAAGGTGGAGCAGTAACTGGCTTGACAGAAGGATAAATCTGCTATACTAGATGTAGTGCCTGGCAGGATTCGGCACACTAAATATAGGGCTGCAAATCGGTAACACCGCCAAGGTGTGTTATCTGTCATTCGTAAACCCTTGCGTAAAATCCCTTTAATTACCTAGCGATTATGTATATGGGATATTTATATGCTAGAGAAGATGGAGAAAATAATGGAAGAAAATACACAAATGGAAAATACTACAGATGAAGTTGTAGATGAATCTACAGACGGAATCAAACAACTTAGAGAAGAGTATAAAAAGCTTAAGGCTGAGAACAAACAGTTCAAGGCTAATGCTATGGATAATGCTTTAAGTTCTTTAGGACTACAAGCAGATAAAGGTATAGGAAAAGCTGTTACTAAACTCTATGATGGTGAAGTCACAGTAGATGCAATTAAGGAGTTTGTTGCTCAAGAGTTTGGAGAAGTTAGTAGTTCTGAACAACCTAGTGCAACTCCTGAAGTAACTAACAATGTAGTAGAAGCTCAATCTAGAGTTGAGCAATTAAATAAAATTGGTGTAAATGCTGAACCTGTTGATATATCACAAGAGTTCAGAAAATTCGTTACAAACTCTAACGCAAAACCAAGAGATACTATCAACGCTAAATTGCGTATGTTAGATACTCTTAAAGAACAAGACAAAAGATAATTTATAGGAGAAGATAAAAATGGCAGAAATATCGTTAACAAACAGTACGATTTATGCACAAAACATTAATAACTTCACTGGTGAATTGTTCAA